ACAGATAAATCCGCAAGTTGTACAGGCGTTAAACCCTGATGATTTAATTAAACGTATCGCTATTGGTTTAGGGATTGATACAGATGGTCTATTAAAATCACAAGAACAACTAGCAGAAGAACAAGCGGCTCAAGAAGAGCAAATGCAAAATGACCAAATGATGCAAATGGCAGAAAAAGCCATTCCTCAAGTTGCAAATAATTTAACTAAACCACAATAAGGATAACAAATGGTAGAAACAGTAGAGATAAAACAAGAAGAGACTACTAGCGAAAAGCCAGTAGAAGAAAATGTTACACAAAGTAAACCTGAAGGCTTACCTGAAAAATTCAACAGTGTTGAAGATTTAGCAAAGTCATATTCAGAGTTAGAAAAGAAACTTGGTGACAACAAACAAGAAGAACCCAAAGAAGATGCCTCAAAAGAAGAAGCTAAAAGTGATTTAGATATTGCTGAAAAAGCTGTCGAGAGTGCAGGATTAAATATGGATAGTCTTGCAAACGAGTATAATGAAAAGGGTGAGTTAGATGCTAAATCATACGAAGCATTAGAAAAAGCAGGTATACCTAAAGATTATGTAAACCAGTTTATTGAAGGTCAAAAAGCAATCGCTGACCAACAAGCAACATCTATTAAAGATATGGTAGGTGGTAATGATGCTTACAATGAGATGGCTAGTTGGGCGGCAGAGAATATGTCTGAACAAGAAAAGACTGCATACAATACAGCAGTTAATTCTAAAGATATAGAAACTGCAAAGTTAGCAGTCGTAGGATTAAAAGCAAAATTTGAAAAAGCTAATGGTAGTGAACCAAAACTTGTAGAAGGTAAAGGTACAATTACAGGACAAGATGGTTACAAGTCTTGGGCTGAAGTTACAAGAGCTATGAGTGATGACAGATACCAAAAAGACCCTGCGTATCAAGCAATGGTTCAAGAAAAATTAGCTAATTCAGATTTGTAATATGTGGTTAGTAGCATTACGAAAATTGTACGAAGCACAAGTTGCAGAAAGTACAGCAGTTATTGATACATTTTTACAAGCCAGTGTTGGTGTTGCAGACCATGACAACTTTATGAAAACTATAAAATTACAGTTTGATAAAAGAGTACATGCAAGACACGCCATATCTGAAATTGATGAAATCACTAAAAATTTAACAAAGGAGAAAGATGTACGGAAAGAAAACAAAGAAAACTAAAACATTAAAAGGTGGACAGAAAAGATTACCTGCTTCTTTAAAAGCAAAAATAATGAATAAGAAGAAGAAAGCCTAATGGCAAAACAGCGTGGCTTATATGCCAACATTCATGCAAAGCGTAAACGTATCGCCGCAGGTAGTGGTGAGAAAATGCGTAAAGCAGGACAAAAAGGTAGACCTACCGCAAAACAATTTAAAAGAGCGGCTAAGACTGCAAAAGCATAATGGTTGCTAAAAAATATCAAAGTCCTTCTGGTGGCTTAAATGCTAGAGGAAGGGCTTTCTTTAAGAGTAAAGGACATAACTTAAAAGCTCCAGTCACAGGCAATCCTAAAGCAGGTTCAAGAGCGGCAGGAAGAAAAAAGAGTTTCTGTGCGAGAATGAGCGGAGTAAAAGGAGCTATGTCTAAAAACGGAAAACCCACTAGAAAAGCATTAGCTTTAAGAAAGTGGAACTGTAATTAAAAATAGTTGTGCAACACTTATGTGTGGCAACTGCCAACTTTAATTAGCCAAATAACTTGACCCCTTGCGAGGGACAATCTTGACTAAATAATTAATTGAAGAGGCTTTTATAAACTAACGTCATAACAAAAGGAAACACTATGGCAAATGCAAGTCCAGTATCAGTTGGACGAGTAAATGCAGGTGGTTCAGAAGACGCTCTGTTTTTAAAAGTATTCGCAGGTGAAGTTATTACTTCATTTGATAGAGCTTCAAAAACAGCAGGTGCAGATATGACTAGAAGCATTGCTTCTGGTAAATCAGCAACTTTCCCAGTAATGGGTAGAGTTGGTTCTTCTTACCACACAGCAGGTACTGAAATAACTGGTTCTGATGTAAACCACAACGAAAAGGTTATTACAATTAATGACCTTTTAATCTCATCTGTATTCTTATCGAATATCGAAGAGGCAAAAAACCATTACGACGTAAGAAGTGCGTACTCACAAGAAATAGGAAGAGCTTTAGCTTTTACTAAAGATAAGCACATCTTACAAACTATTGGTCAAGCGGCACAGGCTTCAGCAAACGTATCTGACAGTGGATATGCTTCTGGAACTGTATTAACAAACACTTCAATCGCTTCAGCAACAGACGCAACTGCGGCTAATGCTATGATTGATAGTTTGTTTGCGGCGGCAAAACAATTAGACGCTAACTACGTTCCTTCAGAAGGCAGAAAATGCTTTATGAGATTGGAAGAATACTACAAATTAGCAAACGCAACTAATGCGATTAATGTTGATTTTAGTGGTTCAGGTTCAATCGCTGAAGGTAGAGTTACTAAAATTGCAGGTATTGAATTAGTACCTGTAGCTCACTTTGTATCGTCTAATGTTAACTCTGGTGTAGACCAAGGTTCAGCAACAGCAGGTGGCTCTAACCCTCAAGCGGTAGACCTATCTAACTACGTTGCTCTTGTATCTCACCCTTCAGCAGTAGGAACTGTTAAGCTAATGGATTTAGCTGTTGAAAAAGAGTACGACATTAGAAGACAAGGTACGTTAATGGTAGCTAAATACAGCATGGGTCACGGAGTATTGAGACCTGAAGCGGCTGTAGGTATCAAAGAAGCGTAATACTTCTACTTATACTGGGCGGAGATTAACACTGACAATCCGCCCAGTGTACTCACACAAAATTTAACACAAAGGATAGATGACTACACAAATTACACCCACAAGCGAATTACAAGCTGTAAATATAATGCTATCTACGATTGGAGAAAGTCCAGTCAATAGTATTACAGGAACGACTACAGTTGATGTAAGTACAGCAAAAAATATTCTTAATGAAACATCTATGTCTATCCAATCACAAGGGTGGAATTTTAATACACATGTAAATTATAAATCATTATCTTTAGATAGTGATAACAAAGTACCCCTTCCTTCAAACTGCGTTAAAGCAGATGCAAACTCCCAATACAGATACCTAAACTACACTATTAGAAGTGGTTTCTTATATGATATGGAAAACCATACAGATGTATTTACTTCTGCACCTAAATCAGTTGATTTAGTTTTAGTACAACAGTTTGAAGATTTACCAGAATACGCAAGACAATATATTACAATGAAAGCGGCAAGAAGATTTGCGGCTAGATTTATTGGTGATAGAGAAATTACACAATTAATTGGTCAAGATGAGAATGAAGCTCTTATGGCATTCCATCAAGCCGATAGCCAAGAGAGTGATGTAAATATACTTGAAGGTGATAGCAATACATTTTCTATAATTCATAGACCTAATAGAAGGAACTACTAACTATGGGAAGTGTTGTTTCACAATCTATTCCTAACTTCTTAAATGGCATGTCTCAACAGACACCTACACAAAGAGGTATTAATCAGGGAGAAGACCAAGTAAATTTACAAAATGGTTTAGTAGATGGTTTATCAAAAAGACCCCCTTTAGATTTTGTATCAACAGTAGACAGTAGTAATATTTATTCTAACAAAACAAAATTTTGGCAAATACAAAGAGATGCAGATAACCAGTACATTGTAGCTTTATACAATGGAGGTGTTAAAGTATTTGATTTAGCAGGTAATGAAAAAACAGTTACAGTTGCAAGTGGTTCAAGTTATCTAACTTCAACAAACCCTAGAGAAAACTTTAAGTTAGTTAACATTGCTGATTATACATTTATCGCTAACACAGCAACTACAGTTGCGGCTGACAGTACAACGTCTGCGGCTAAAGTAGAAGAATTTTTAATTGTTTGTAAACTTACAAACTATGGTAGAGAATATAAAGTTGCATTGAACCACCCATCAATGACAAGAGAACTAGAAGTAATCTTTCAGTTACCTTCAGGTAATGATGCTTCTACAGATGCAAAATTTAGAGATACAAATAAAATTACAGATATACTTTTGTATGGAAAATCAAGCACACACTGGGACAGTGCGGCTAATGGTATAGATGTTAAAGTAGTTAGAACTGACACAGGAGCTACAGTATCTTCAACTAAAGGATTAGCAAACTATTCTGGTTTTACAAACTATTTTACATTTCAAGCATACGACAGTGTTATTTATGGAAAACCTACAAATGGCAATGCTAACTATACTATAACTACTTCTGATGGTTCTGGTAACACAGCCATGTATTCTATTAGAGATGAAATACAAGATTTTAGTAAGTTACCTTTTTATGGAAAAGAAGGCGTAATTCTAAAAGTTACTGGTGAAGAAGGTGATACATTATCTGATTACTATGTAAATTTTTCAGGCAAGTCTGGAGTATGGAATGAAACTATAGCACCTGCAACGTCTGTAGGTTTAGATAATTCTACAATGCCACACGCATTGATTAACAATAATGATGGTACATTTACATTTCAAGAATTAGATTGGACAGATAGAACATGTGGAGATATTGACACTAATCCTAATCCAACTTTTGTAGGTAAAAAAGTAAACAACCTTACATTTTACAAAAATAGATTAGGAATATTATCTGGTGAAAATTTAATATTTACAGAGAATGCTTCTTTCTTTAATTATTTTGCAACAACATCTACACAAGTATTAGATACTGACCCTATTGATATAGCGGCTTCTGGTACACAAGTTAACACACTTAAAAACTCTGTAGGATTTAATGAAAGTTTATTATTATTTTCTGATACAGCACAATACAAATTAGATAGTTCAGGTGAAGGTATATCACCAACATCAGCAGTTCTTAATGAAGTATCTTCATTTGAACATGATGATAAAGTAACACCAGTATCAGCAGGTAAGTTTGCATACTTTGCACAAGCAAGAACAAACAATACAGCAATAAGAGAATATTTTGCTGATGATAATACACTTACAAATGATGGTATGGATATTACAGTTTCAGTAGGTAACTTAATACCTACCAACTGTTACCAAATTGTTAGTAATACTACAGAAGATACACTTATATTTTTAACGTCAGATACAGCAGATAGTCAAACTGCACCTTATAGCGGAACAGTGTCTACAACATACGCTAATACAATGTACATCTATAAGTATTTCTTTGATGGTGGAGAGAAAGTACAAAACGCATGGTCTAAATGGACATTCACAGGTGTTAAGATTATTGGTGCTATGTCATTAGAAAGTTTTATTTATGTATTAGCGTCAGAAGGAACTACTACTAAATTATTAAAAATAGATTTAAGAAATTTAAAAGATACAACAATAGGTCATGGTGTTTATCTTGACCTTAAAACTTCAGTCACAGGAACGTATGATGCGGCAACAGGTTTAACTACGTTTACTTCACCTTATGGTGCAAAGACTGGATTGATTGCAGTNGATAGAACTAATGGTAATAACTACACAACAACAAATACCACAGGTTCAACATATACAATTATAGGAGACCACACAGCGTTATACATTGGTGTTCCATACGAAAGTAAATACACAATGTCTACACAGTATGTTAGAGAAAATACTGGAAGAGGCTTAGTAGCAGTAACTTCAGGTAGATACCAAATACGAAACATATCATTTAATTTTGAAAACAGTGGGTTCTTCCAAGTAGAAGTAACACCTGAAAATAGAGATACATTTACAACTATTATGAATGGTTATGTCATTGGTACATCTACTTCAGTTGTAGGACAACCTGCTATTACAACAGGTACACTAAGAGTACCAGTACAAGCAGAAAACACACAGTTTAGATTAGATATTAAATCGTCATCTCACTTACCTATGTATATCGCAGGTGCAGAGGTTGAAGGTTATTATCATAATAGAGCAAGAAGGATTTAATGAAAGAAAACTACGTTAGAAAAGCAGAATTAAAAGATGCGTTAGAGTTAGCACCAAAGATTAGAAAAGGTGACAGGCAAGAGATTATGGCTTCAGATGGTGCATCACCATTACAGGCTTTAGTGTTACCATTTACACAACAAGGAAAAATTTATTCTATTATTGGAACAAAGTCAGAAGGGGTAATCGGTATGTTTGGTTCTCACCCATCAAAAGAAAAAGGTTATGGAGTAGTATGGCTTCTATCTAGTGAGGCTTTATTTAAACATACAAAACAATTTATACAAGAATGTCCTAAATGGATAAATGACATGAGTAAAGGTTATGAGTACGTTTACAATTTTGTAGATGAAAGAAATTGGAAAAGTTTAAAATGGTTACAATTTTTAGGATTTGAACCAAAAACAAAAATAGGAGATTTCGGTATCGGTAAGATACCATTTTTATTAATGATGAAAGAGGTAAATAAATAATGTGTACTGTTCAAGCGGCACTTCAGGTAGCAGGAACAGTTATAGCTTATAGACAAAAGAAAGCTGAAAACAAAGCTATTAGAAGAGACCAAGATACTACAAGACGAAATGCCGATAAAGG